ATACTCACCAAGTGTAAGATCGCTTTTTATTGTTTCAATGGCCATCATTTGGTCTGTTTGCATATCGCGATCAAATATATTGATTTGCATTTGACCCATTTGATCGGGTTGTATTGATGCAAATTGTGTACCACTACTCATACGTATGATTCGTGGTTGGTTATAGTACAACTGAATTAGTGTAACGGCTTTGTTACTAATACCAGTCAAAAAGTTTTTAAAGTTTCGTTGTATCTCGCGTATCGATGACATTGGCGATTCTATTAAATCTCTAACCATTTGTCCCGAGTTAACACCAACAGGCCGTTCACCAGATAGCATTATTTCATTAATGCGAGCTATTTTATAAGCATCATTTTTTAAATCTTGTATGTGCTGCCGCACGATTTGTATGTCTTGTGTAAGTTTATTTGTAACTAAAACTGGTGGTGTACCAGAACTACCTGGCACTGAGTATACAATGTCAAAATTCTTTTCTAACGTGTCACGTGGAATTGACTCTTCTTGCACAATCAAGAATGATTTATATTTCATTAACAGTTGTTGCAATTTGTAATATGCATCAATAATTTTATCTTGCGTTGAAATTAAATCCTGAACATCACCAAACCCAACCAAGCTATCTGATTGCGTTGGACTAAACGTTTCAAATGGAAAACCAAACGGATAATCAATCGGTCGATCTTCTAATATTTCCTTTTCTGAATATATTATTAAACGTCCGTTAGGATATTTAAATCGTTCCTCAGTTTTCATATTCTGATCTTTTGGATCATCATCGTCTAATGGTACTAAGACCGTATCATCTTTTAAATAACATTCCCATAAAACAATATTTTCAGTGGTATTAGAAGGAACCAAACTACCTTCATTCATGTAGCTTTGTTGACTATTCGTTGTTCCATTTTCTTGATTTTCCATGCTAATTACTAAATCCGTGCGTTTTTCAGCACTATCCGTTATACGTGATGATTCAGTGGTTAGCTTATCTATTTTTTTAAGAACGTCAGGTCTGTTTTTATATTCATTGATTAAGTCAAAACGGCTAATGCTACGTTTAACGAATATGTAGTTGCAATTTTCAATTGTCGTTGCACCAGGCTCAGGAAAGAAGTCTAATGGATTGACTCGTTCAACTCTTACATCACCTAAACCATTATCAACGGACTGATTCCAAAAGACTTTTCCAATCCCGATTCCGTTAATTAAACCATCACGAATAATGCGTTGTGACACACTGCTCATATCTGTATTTTTTTTGACGTTTTCCCAACAGTCATTAAGAATGTCAGCAATATTTTCTAATTGTTTTAGATTGTCGAATGTTTGATGTGATAATCTAGCAGGCTTAACATTGGTCGTTATCATGGCATCCAATGCAGTTGTAGCCTTAGTCTCAATAATTGGTTTTACTATGTTATAAAAACTGTTTTCAGTACCTTTAATCGGCATATTATCAGTCCCATACCCAATTGTAGGTGCAACATTACCACGATAGTAACGTTGAAATTGACTGTATTTCTTGTGTGTAGGTACACCAGTAGCCTTGCTCTTAAGCTTGTTTAAGTACTCCAAAAATGGATTATCCATATCTCTATATTATTTGGGCTTATCAATTAAATCATTTTATTAAATTTCATTAGCAATAAAATAAACCTACTTTAATTAAATTACACTAAAATGACTGTAAACCGACGTTGGCCATAAAATTAAGTTATGAAATATGAATATGGCCAAGCGTTACAATTACGAGACGATATCCAACTAAAGTTTTATGTCGATGGGATATACCCCGCAGGGCAAATGGGTTACAAAGAGCCGCATTATAAAATTTTATTTGATGAGGCGAGCCTAATTATCGCTGAGTCATTAGCGAGTGTCCTTTTTGAAAAAAAGACACTTGAACAAATAACTGATCGTGTTGACACACCTCAAACTAAGGAGCCTGAAAAAACTCAGGTTCCTTTAAAAAAATTGAATAAAGATGATCTTATTGCAATTGCAGCTAGCATCGATTCAACAGGGGACTTAACCAAATTAAAGAAGAGTGAATTAATCGATTTAATCGAGGAAAGTGAATCCGTTTAAAGATTCAATTGATTATTTTGAAGACGAAATCATGGCAGGAGGCTACCAAACAAAATGGACAAAGATAAAAAAGAAGGATTCATGATTATCGTAGGCAAAAAAGACGATAAGGGTGACGATTACGAAAAAGAAGAAGTGAAAGAAGAGGTCGTCGAAAGCAAAAAAGGCGAACTTGTTTTTTCACTCGAAGATTTCGGCGGATATACGCCTCCACAATTGGTTTCTAAATTGGAAGAAGCCAAAGATGCAATTTCAAAAGGTAACGCAAAAGAGGCAATGATGGCCCTTGATAACTGTATTGTTCGAATCACAGGCAAGAAGCTTGATGAGGAGAAAGAGTCAGCAGTCAATCGTGGCTATGAATACCAACTCGATAAAGCGTTATCTTAAAAATTTTTAGGAGGCACTAATGGCAGAAGACATCCAAGAGGAAGTCAAAGAGGAGCAAGTCGAACAACAAGCCACCCAGATTAATTTTGGGCAAGGTAATGAAGACACTCCAAATGACGATGCTGGACAAGTTGAAAGCAGCAACAATTCATGGGAAGGCGATAAGCGATACGAAGAACATTGGTCGAAAGACCCTAACAAAATGTACGAATCCTTACGTTACCACGAAAAAAGGCAAGGTGACTTTGATAAGCAAGTTTCTGATTATAAGAAACAAGTCGAAGAACTCCAAAGATATAAAGACGACTATACGGCCGTTGAAGAGCTGTTTAATCACGAACAAATCGGAAACGAACTACTAGGCGTTATCAATAAATATAGTGCAGGAGAACCAGAACCAAAGGTCGAAGCCCCAGCAGCTAATAATCAACAACTTGAAGAATTGATGAGTTGGAAAAGTAGTATAGAAAAACAAGCTTTAAATCATTACTACACTCAACAAGAGCAAGAGCAATTCAAAGACATTGATGCATTGGCAAAGCAGTACAATTTGTCGTATGACAAAGAACAATTTGTGAAACATATGAATGACGGTCAAATTCCTCGTGAATATTGGAGCCGTTACTTCAAATCAGAAGCATTACCGACAATTCTAAACGCTAACGCTGCTATTTCAGCAGAAAACGCATTAAAGAAGTCAGTAAGCTCACAAAGTATTGCAACAGGAGCTAACAAGCAACGACCAACGGCTGGCGGTGATGCAAATTACCAATCTGCGCTCGATAAATTATTAAACCAATAAGGAGAAATTAAAATGGCTTTATCAGCAGATCAGCTCAACGAAGCATTGGCAATTGCAAATGACGCAATTCGAACTCAGATCCCAGATCAGTTCGGACAGGCCAACGCATTATTCAACAGATTGAGCAAAAAACCAAACTTAGAATACATTTCAGGTGGAACGGCAATCAAGCAGCCCGTAGAAATTGCAGAAAACCAATCCGAAGGATTTTACGACGGTGGCTTTGGTGTTATCGATACTTCAGCTAATCAGCAGTTATCACACGCATCATTCGACTTCAAATACTTCTACCACAATGTATCTTTCACACTGGAAGACTTCACAAAAACTGACAACACAGCAAACGCAATCAAGTCTTTGATTGTTGCGAAAGTTGAAGGTGCTAAAAATGCAGCCACAAGAACGTTATCCGCAGCTATGTATGGTTCTGGTTCTGATTCTAACGGTAACGCATTTAATGGCTTCGAAGATATCTTTGCAGCTTCAGGAACAGCTTATGGTGGAATTACTAATACTGATTTAGATGATTCTACTACTTGGTTAACTGAGCGTGATACAACTACCAATACTATCAACTACGCTAACCTTAACACTCTAGTTAGAACCTTATTAGGACGCGGTCAACGATACGGAAATGAAATCGGATCATATGCACCTGACATGATGGTTTCTAACTCTTTCGTACAAGCGAAATTTTTAGAGTCTCAGCAATCAAACCAACGATTTATTGATCGTGATGATTTAGAGGCCGGCTTCTCTGGATGCAAATTTAATAACATAAATTGGTTTATTGACGAATATTCTCCTGGTTCTGCTGACGGTTCAACAGCAGATAACGAATTATATATTTTATCAACGCCAACATTGAAAATGTGCTACAAGTACGGTTTTGAAGGCAAGAACGCGCCTATGGACTACAATTCACGCATTCCAAATCAAGCAATCCAAACCAATCAAACATTCCTAGTAGGTAACATGGTTTGTTCAGCAAGACGCTACAACGGTGTCTTCACTGCATTGCAATCATAAAATTAGAAAGGAGAAAACATAATGTCATACTACATTCAATCAATTGATACAGACGATTTAACCAATCCAAGTTCTACTCGTAAATATGACTTGGGAGTAAAATACGTTGACGTAAATAGCTCTGCTGCAATCAAGCCTGAGTATATGTACATCAAATCACACGCGGCTTTAACTCAGTATCAGCCATACCAAGAGTCAATTACTAACACTGCTGGAAGTGAAATCATTTCAAAAGCACCAGTAACACAGACTTCTGGCGCAAGAATTTTTGCCCCTCAAGTAGCTGTTACTTCTGGTCACTATGCATGGGTACTTGTTAAAGGTATCGGAACTGTACTTACCACTGACACATTTGCAGCTGGTGATTACGCTGAAGTTCTTAATGGTGGATCAGGTCTAAAGCTAGACGGTGGAGCATCAGGTTCTACTGCCGAAGGTAAAAAGACTGTCGGAATTGCTACAAGTGCAACTTCAGGTGGATCAGCTTCTGTTTTACTTAACGGTAACGACGTGGAAATATCCGCATCATAGGATTTTTAGGGTAGTGGCTTATGTCACTACCCACCACTAAACCATGAGTTACTTAGGAATTTTTGCAAACGAGGGAGAAAAACATTTCGCGGCCAGTGGCTCTGGTACGGCTGCTGACCCATACGTTCCTGAGCTAACAACATCGTTAACTCCAGATGAAAGCATTGATACAGTTACCAATTTTAACGTCGTAGTAGGGACATCATCGACAGCAATTCGTGCAGCGAATACAGATCGTGTAATGGTCGCATTGGTCAATGATTCAGATGCGGTGATGTATATTGCATTGGGCGAAGCTGCGACGCTTAATAATGGCATACGTTTAAATGCCAACGGTGGAAGCATTGTAATCGTAAATCCAACATGGACAGGCACGATTAATGCAATTGCAACAAGTGCAAGTAGTAAGTTGGTAGGCGTTGATGGAGTTAAAACAACGTCATGACACGCATATATAACCCAGTAGCACTTGAGCCAGACGAAAACACATTCGTTACGTCATTGGCTTTTAACACATCAGACGGTGTACTAACGGCAGGCAGAAATGATGGCGTTAACGTCACTACTGATTTAGATGGTCGATATTTAGAGCATGTGGTGGATGACACAAGTCCACAATTAGGCGGGAACCTAGACTTAAATAACCATGATATTGATGGAACTGGAAACATTGATACAACAGGAACAGCAACATTTAGTGGTGATTTAACTGTAGGTACAGACGCGTTATTTGTTGATGCATCCGATGACAAAGTTGGGATTGGAACAACTAGCCCAAGTGAAGCACTTGAAGTTGTTGGCAATGTTGAAGCGGATAATTTTATTGGCGGATTACGTGGGGAGGTTCAATTTAAGGCAAAGGCAGGGGAAGCCTTAACCAAAGGCGATCCTGTCTATATTTCAGGTTTCGATGTAACTGGTAATACACCAATAGTAGGCATTGCAGACGCAAACGACACAAGTAAAATGCCAGCGTTTGGATTGGCTGAAAGCACGGTATCTTTAAATGCATCAGTTAACGTAGTGACCTTTGGGACATTATCAGGAATAGACACAAGTTCATTTAGTTTAGGTGATATTTTATATATTTCTGATACAGGGACACTTACAGCCACAAAACCTTATGGTGAATCATCACAAGTTCAAAACATTGGAAAAGTGCAACGTGTACACGCAAGTGCAGGAAGCATTAAAGTCGGTGGTGCAGGTCGTACCAATGATGTACCCAACCTAAACGATGGCAATGTGTTTATTGGCAATGCAAGCAATACATGGGAAGCCAGAGCTTTAACGCTTGATGACAGTAGCGAGACATCAACCAATAAGCATTTTACTGCTAGTGACGAAATTAAATTAGACAATATAGAATCAGGCGCACAAGTTAACGTGCAGTCAGATTGGAACAGCACTGACACTGGATCAGATGCGTATATACGAAATAAACCAACTTTAATAACAGAAAACACACACCTTGATACAGCATCATTTGATAACACATCACGCGATTTGTCACTCAACATGACAGATCCATCAAGCACAATTACGGTAAACATTCCTGAGTCAGGTGATGCATCAACGTATGTAGACGAGGCATCGTTTAATAGTTCAGACGGCGTTTTAACTTTAACCAGAACAGATGATGTAACCGTTACAGCAGATTTAGACGGTCGATATGTGCCGTACGACTTAACTATTCCAACAGGGTCATATGATGTTAATTCTTATGTAAATACGGGTATCTATTCAATAGATTCTAATGCTTCAAATCTACCGTCAGATTTACCATCATGGGCCGATGAATTAACATTACAAGTTTGGGAGGCAGGTGGTGCGAATGGCGTGCAAACACTGTATACAGCGAATGGCACAACTAATATTCAAATTGGGCGCATATATTGGCGTATGTGGTCGACAGCTGGAAGTACAACATTTAGTTCATGGCGTAAGGTTGCAGTAGAAAATGAATACCAACCGTTATATTTAACGCATAACTACTATACAGGTGATCTAAATAGCTTATTAGATTCAGGTATTTATTATATACATCCAACAAGTACAAACAATCGTCCAACACCTTTATTGGGTCAAGGCGCAACAGTTGAGGTTATTCGAATATTTCAATCATCATCCAATGCCGCTTTTGGAGTTAAGCAGATATGTAGAGAAAACACATTTAGTTCAAGTGAATATGATATTAATCGTGGGCGCACATATGAGCGAGAATATAACTCAAACGGTGATTGGTCCGATTGGGTATTAGTTACTAAAGGTGGCATACCTGGCGACCTAATACCAGCGTATCAGTATGCAGATTTGAACGGTGCTGAGTTTAGAAATAATACAGGATATTTTGGGTTAGGGGCGTCGTATCCATCGTCTGGGTGGCCTGACAATTTTCCAGTCAATAGTGATTACAATATTTTGAAAACGGTGTGGATGACAAGCACACGAACAGCAGGCTTTCAGAAACTAACGTGTGCCGATTACGACACTGCCGATACTCACATGAGAGAGTTTAAGCGAACGTTGCATAATACATTGAATGGGGACTGGTTCGAGTATCAGTTTCAAGGTGCGCCAATAACTAAAGAGGTATTACAACCAGTTGATTATCTTGCGAGTACACATGGCAACAATCCCGATACTTCAGATACCGCTTTATACGTTATTACGTTGTCGAACGGGTCCGCAGCCTTGTATGGATTTAGTGGTGGGTATCGTGAAGGCCAGAAAGTGAGAGTGATGAGAGCAACAAATTCAACAGGCGTAACGCTTAATATCTATCACAATTCGTATTACGCAACCCAACCAATATACACAAGAGATTCGAAGACACTGACACTCACAGGTTATGAGAGCGTTGAATGTATTTTTTATAACAACATATGGTTTGTTCAGGGATATGATTAGGAGGTTTTATGTTAGTCAGTGAAGTTTTAGACAGAATTAATACAGCATTAGGGATGCCAGACGATTTAACAGGTAAAAATGCAAATGAGCTATTTACAAATAAGCGCATTGTAGAGCAATTAAAAAATGCATTAGATACCTATGCGTCTGTAGTTAAAGGCATTGAGGATATTTTTACTACATCGTTAGGCTTAAATACACGAGTGGCAACTGGGCCATCAGATGCCATACGCTCACAAGCATACAGATTTGTATACATATGGAGAGATGGAAGAAAGTACCCATTAAACTATAAAGATTTAAATAAGGTTAACAGTGAGTTTCCATATGGAACATATGCAGGAATACCACGTTTTTTTAGTGTGTGGAACGATGAAATAACGATTTATCCTGACAATAGCGGGTCACCTAACACAACAACATTGGACGGTGCAATTAACGATACGGTCACAACAATAACAGTGGCCTCAACAGATGGTTTTCCTGAGCTTAATGGCCGATTTACAGTAGGTACTGAAAAAATACGATACACACACAAGACAAGCACAACCTTTACGGGGTGCACACGTGGCGTAGAAGGCACAACGGCTGACTCACACGTTGATGGCAAAGCCGTTGAAGAAAACAATTTTGTTTTATATTACAGAAAAAAGCATTTTGTCATTACAGTTGATGCTAACGACAACATTTCACAGGCACAACTAGATAAAGAGATGGAAATTCCTGACGAACATGTAGACCCAATTGTATCAATGGTTGCGTATAAATTATTATCTAAAATTGATGCAGAACGAGCTCAACCCTACAAAATTGACGCAGCAGCATTTTATCAGCAAGCTAAGCGTGACATACAAGCCGGATATGGACAGATTACTAATGGCTCAATGATTGGGCAGGCCTATGATTGGGAACTGAGTAACGCAGGAGTAAATCTTTGACTTTCTCACTTGAATCATACCAGTCTAAAGGGTTAAGGGATGACAAAGGACGCAAGTTTGTCCCGCAAGATTATTTTTATAACATTCAGAATATGAACTATGACAGCATAACAGGCTGTCAAAGAATTAAAGCCCCTAGCGTTGAGTACAATGTTGGATCGGAAAGAATCGATGGCATAACGCAGTTTAGGTATATTGATACCGCAGGACAATTTCAAACAGAAAACATATGCGTACAGAATGGAAATGTAATTAAAGACTTTCTTACAAGTCCAGTGACTGTACACACTGGTCTTACAGCTGAAAAAAAATGCACATTTGGAATCTTAAACGACAAGTTATTCATATCTAACGGAACAGACTTCCCGATTGTTTATGACGGAACGTATGT